ATGAGGGAGAGAAAGACCATCATAACCGTGAGCCTGACCAACCAAGCGGCCGAATACCTGGACTTCTTGGCGGAGAAAACGACCAACGGGAACCGTTCCCGATGGGTGCAGACGGCCGTTCTGCGGGCCATGCAACGACAGATCGGAGCAGAAGCCAACCACACCGCCCCCGAGAGTGGACGAATCCACGGTGAGCAGGGCAACAAGTGCAACCCAAACCATCGAAGCGGCAAGTGTGCGATCTGTTGGGGGGATGAATGATGGCCAAGGTCAACACGTTCTTCTGTAACTGCGGCCGAACCATCGGCCGTCCCGCCAATTTCATGCCCACCGAGAAGCAGGAGCCAACGTACAACGTGGTCCCCTGGCATGCTCGCCCTGGTGATGGCGTCCTCCGAGGGATTCGTTGTGGCAGCTGCGGCCAATGGTGGACGTTCAAGGAGCCCAAGAAGTGGCCCGAGTACGTCGACGTGTCGAAGTCGTGCGAGCCGTTCACCTGCTCACCGCACGATCATCTCAACGGACGGTGTGAGTGATGTGCTCGAAGTGCTACTACTGCAACCATCATCGGGATTGCGGTGATTCGACGTGCAAGTTCGATGAAATCACCGTGTGCCAGGCGTGCGGTGAAGCCCATGCATGAGGAAGCCCGCATCCTCGTTGAAACGGTCATGGACATGATCAACGGCACGCTCGAACATTACGAGCGGGACCCACACCATGCTCCCGCCGCTTGGCTCCTGGAGAATTGGTGGTGTACGTTGAACGCCGCCTTACAAGTAAGGAATCATGCTGACAGCAAGGCGTACAGTTTCAAACCCGCCGACAAGGCCGAGAGTGAGAAAGGACACAAGGACGTTGAGTCGGACGAGTGATTCCAGGTTGGACTCCTTCTCCTGGCGTCGTTCTTCTCGCTCCATGAGCCACGTGGCGAAACGTGCGGTTCGGCTTGCTTGCATGCTGTCTTCAGTTGTGGTTTCGTCGGTCATGATGTTCACTCCAATCTATCGAGGGGATCGAGCAGGATGAATCCATACGTCAAGCCGGTCAAGACTTTACCATATGGACGGGTGAATGGATGAAGCGTGTACAATTCTGCCAATGGACTCAATGGCCCTCGGACTCGAGCAATCGCTTCACCCTTGGTTCGCTTTCGTGGTGCTCCAGGTTCTGCACGTTCGAAGCCAGTGATCGAACCGATGGTGATTGAGCCAGGAGCCAACACTTCTTGACGTGGCCCAACCCTGGTCAACAAGCCGGTGTCCAGTTCGTCCTCGTCCTCGAAGATGGATCTCATTCAATCACGGTCCGGTTGTTGCTGCAGCTCATAACTTCGCTTCAGCCGCATGAGGTATTGGTACAACGGTTCTTCGGCCGTGTCAACGGACAAGATGTGCCGAACGTTGGACGTGTACAAACGGTCCCAGGTTGACCCGCCGACTTCGACAAGCCACACCAAGCGGTAGGAATAGATCCGGTCGCTGGCGGTTGGTGACATTGAACCGAATTGTGACTCATCGGCCTTCAATGCAAACGCCGACGAGGTGTCCAGGTCGGCGGTCCATCGCTGGCGACGTGCGTACAGTACGTGTTCAAAATTGAGCGAGGTCCCCGACATCCCTGGGCCAATGTACAGCCAGTCCGAGAAAGTAGCAAAATCCGTCAAGTCAACGGGGATTGAGGTTAGGACGTCGAGGACTTGGAAAGAATCTCCTGCTTGAGCGGGGCCACCCATAGCAGGGAACGTGGAGCGTTGAACGGATATGGCATTGGGAAAGACTGTCTTGTCACCCATAGCCAAACCGGCGAGGTCGATGTAGGATTGACTCACAAAGAGATCGGTGGTACCGGCTGGCTTCTCCCAACCCATATTGGCGCCCTGGATGGACAACGTGGTGAAGTCCCAATTGGGTCCTGTCTTGGTGACGTCCAAGACGCTGTGTTCGTTGCTGAGCACCTTCATTTCATCGACCTCTTACGTTCTGCAGATCGCTTCCAAGACTTGGCCGCACGCTTGAACAAGATCGTGTGCGACGTCTTCGGATGCTTCTTCTTTAATTGCTTCAACGTCTTGGCCATGTACAGATTGTATGCTGATGGCGCTCGCTTTACTGCTTTCTTGGCTTTCTTGGCTGTTGATCGAGTTGCTCGACCAACCGCCTTCACGTCGCTGAGCGTCGCCTTCGATGACGACTCAAGTTTCTGAACCGCTTCCAGGAGCCGGATCACTTCGCTGATGTCCAAGGGTATCACCCTCAGTTGTCAGCTGCCGTGCTCTGGATTGCGATGGCCATGAAATCCTTGGCGGTGAGGCTCACAATTGAGGCGTTGACACGGACGGTCACGTTGACCTCTGGAGTCGTCCCAAGGAGAAGGACCGAGTTAGCGGTGATGTAAAGAGCATCGTTCACCACGTAGCGGCCATCATCCGAACCCTTGCCATAGTTGTCGGGGTACATGTCGAGGGTGTTGTAAATGCCGCCTTGACCATCGGTGGCCAAGTTGCCAGATGCAACGAGGGCACGGTCATCGGCAAACACCAATCCGCCCCGGTTGAGGTCGGTGACTTGCACCTTGACTTCGCCACCGTTGCCGATGTTGGCCACGACGTCCGTTGCAGGATCAGATCCTTGGTAAATGAAATCCACAGAGTGGACTTGGAGAGCTTGACGATCGCCAACATCGACGTAAGAGCCGAGGTCAATCGTTGCGAAGGTATCGGTTGCAGCTGAGGTGATCGTCACACGCTCGGTAAGCGTGAACATGGACGTTTTCTTGGTTGCCATGCATCGGGCAGGAAGTCATAGTGTAAAAAGTGCACTATCTTCTCCTATTATCATGCCCCCGCCCTCACCGCCCTAATCTAAACCACCACTAATAGGGGTGTCGGCGAATTATTTATTATGAACCGTACCATCGGATGGGTCATGAGGGAGAGAAAGACCATCATAACCGTGAGCCTGACCAACCAAGCGGCCGAATACCTGGACTTCTTGGCGGAGAAAACGACCAACGGGAACCGTTCCCGATGGGTGCAGACGGCCGTTCTGCGGG